AAGTCCCAACTTCACTTCCTCTTCTATCTGTAGAAAATCTTCCTCTTCATCGTAATCATCCTGCAACGTGCCTCTTCTTTGCAACTCGGATAGGTAAGCCTTACGGGAAATATCACCCAATCGTCGGGTAAATTTCAACACGTTGAAGTCAGATTGGTTAGAAACTTCAGGTCCAAAGTCTGTGGCTATAGTAACAGTTCCACCTGACTCTTGACCCTTCCATGCTGCATGAAACGCGAGACATTGATTGACTGCATCCATAAATCGAACGGTAATGTCTTGAAGTGGACTGACTCCTTCGGCACTATCCAGAGCCCGAGCCGTAGCCGTTTCTCTTCCTGGTCTTTTCTTAAGGAAGGCTGCTCCATAGTTCCCCATCATCTCCACTAAGGCTTCTAGATCCTTCCTTCCTGCTTCAATGGCTGCTCCTGTGTGTTCGACATAGTAGAACTTCCCTTGGGCATCAGGAGTAAACAACCATTTCTTCGGACCAATGGTGAGCTTGGTTTCATCTTCATTCCCACCAGAGAGAGCTAGAATCGGGAATCGAGCTACCGTTAAGGTTGTCCGTTGATCACTGGAAGACTGCCAATGCGTCACATTTAACTCGGCTAGATCCTGTAGAGGAGGTTTCCCGAGCCCAACAGCTTGACGATTGGTATAGAACGTGACAAAGGGGATTTCATCTAGCCCACTAAGGAACGTATCTACCTCTACCCACACTTCTTTCCCCTTTATCTTTCTGACTTGCCAAAGGCTTACGCTACCAGGCTCCAATACACGAATCTGAGAGATAATGGTTTCGGCAAATCCATCCATCACTACAATCTCTTCTAAGATTCGGACATGAATAATCTTTTCGATTCCATCCCTAATGGACGTTTGCAAACTCAACACATTTTCCGGTTTCACATGAATCCAATACGGACGGTTGTTTTCAGCATTGTCATCGAACAGTGTTCGTTCAACTTCCTCACCATTCGCATTAATGCGTGTTTGGAGTTGTGGAAAATCTATGAGGACATGAGAAAAGGATTTGGCAATGCCATCTTTAAACCATTCTCTAGCAAACACATCTAGATTGTTTCCCTGTAGATCTACATTTTCTAAATCAGATTTTATATCGGTAGGAACATTATCGTTCAGTTGGACAGGATCACCGAATGGTCTACCGACCCATGCATTAAGAATCAGTTCCGTCAAATTAAAAAGAACATTGGTTGCCAGCCGTTCATCATACGCAGTTTGAGACTCGGACTCATGCCTAGGCATATAGTCTTCCCCTGCATCTCGCATGGTTTCTGTTCCACCAAGCACAGCATTCGTGAGAGCCCACCTCGGCCACATTATGTCATAGGCTATGGAAGTCGTTGAAGGATCGTTAGGATTTTTCTTTTTTTGTGGCATGGTTAAACCTTACACTTCATTTAAAAGTTGTATAAGTTCTGGGTTTCTTTTAAATGTATCAGTCAACATATTCGCCATACACTCAGTAATACTTTCTTCAAGTTTCTTTTTCACCAATATTTGATGTAATCCACTTAGGTAAAACATAATGTGAATGAGTTCATGAAGCAAAGTGTTTATTTTCTCTGGCTCTTTCTGAGTTTTTTCTATATAAATAATAGACTCTGCGTGACAGGCTTCTCCTAAGAATTGACTATCAAGTGAATGGCCTTGTATTACTTTATATGTTTTGTAGCCTACTGTTAAATTCATCCAATCTTCACATTCAGTCCAATGTGCTTCCATTAAAAACTCCCTTGTTTAGCTTCTTTCTTTTTTCGTCTAATTCTATATCGTGTTTCATCACCGATATGATCTTCTACATCCGTATCGACATCATCTAAATCATGTTCATCTCTCGGCAACACAGGCACCGTCCGAATAAAGTGTGTACAGTTGTCCATAATGAACAAACCAGGACGTTCCCGTGGTCCATCGACATTCGGTAAGGCATGACGGAAGAACTGCCTGATCTGTTCCCAACCCTGTTTTCGACTGCCTGGTCCTTTGTCGGCTTTTTCCCATCGAACTTTCTTTCGTTCAAAATCTTTGGCTACCGAATGCTCCTGCACATACTCATCAAAAATGGAACTGTCGGCTGGTCCTGGTCGAACTCGGGTTAGGGGTATCCCCTCATCCGCAATCCGATCCTGAATACCTTCTGCGATAGTTTCTGGAGCCATTTTAACCCCTTCGTTCGCATGTCCGTTCCAGCCGTACCATTCTCCAATTCGGTACAAGTCTCCTTTGACCTTGCCGTATGTATGGTTTTTAAAAGAAAAGGGTTCACCGTTTGACTCTGCCCAAAAGCCTACCGAAAAAGGTTTCGATGATCCATGATCATACGCTCGATCAAGTCTCCATTGTTGAGGAATCAGTTTCCACGGAACGAAAGGCACAATATGAATTTTTTCTAACCATACATCATCAAACATTCCACCAGCAACAATGTTCCAATCACCATGTACCCATGCCTTCAACTGCTCAGGAGATTTGGCTGCTGCTTTTAATTTTTGGATATAGTCGGGTTGTGCTGCGAGAAGAACCTTATTCTCACCTAAATACGAGTGAATAGCAACCCTTTCTGGTTCCAGATCCCCTTCTCGATTTCTTGCGTCATCAATGATCGGACCAATCATCATGGTTCCTGGCATAGGCAGACGAAATCGTTGCTTCACCCAATTATGACCAGGACCATAGGGATTCGTTGTCGAACGGACTTTAATCGGTAAGCCTTTGAGTGTCGAACGGTTGCAACTCATCATCGACAAGTAGCCTTCATCAGTCGGCCATGTTGTTAATTCCTCCCAGGCAATCCACGGATAGGCATGTCCATGATAGCTCCAGTAATCAGAGGGTTTCAGAAAATGTCGGAAGAGGAGCCTTTCTCCGGTCGGCCATTCCCACGAATGATCAGCTTTGTTGTACTCGGCTTCAGGCCAAATCGTCTTATACCACTTCAAACTTTTTTGAATCACATCGGACAGTTCAGGAAAGGTTCTCCGAAACAGAATCCCTTGCCACTCTGCCCCATACCCCTTCCCGACATGCTGTGCAAAGTCCATCAGCAGTCCATCGGTCTTTCCCCCTCCACGAGTCCCCTCAATACAGGCTTCACCGATTGGGCAATTCACAAACGCCTCTTGGGAGCCTGGTTGCGGAACCCAATCCAGCTGGTGTTCCATTCCATACCCATCTACTCCAAAGGCAAAGTAGCCCTCCTCGGTATCTCTCCAGACGATTTCTTGGTAGGCTATGGGCATTATGAAGTCTTGGTGATTGGAATGGGTTCACTACAGATTAAGCATACTGAAGGTTCAATAGTTCTCTGGATGGAGGAAAATCCGCACTTCAAGCATACTACTGAGTAAGTTACATCAATACTCTTCTGAAGTGGTTCGTCTTCCTCTGGAGCGAGTGAAGCAATCATTAATCTGGGTCTGAGGGATAGAGGTGTTCGTAAATTCTATCCACTAAATTGAAAATTTCCATATCACCTAATTGAAAGGTTCGTTCCTTTAAAATCTCCAAGGCTTCCTTCAATGTCACTACCATTTTAATGTTTGGAACTTTTATACCTCTAATTTTTTCGAGTTCTCCGCTTGACATTCGATTATTTCTCCTTTGACAATTTCGTATTCCAACTCTTCATCAAATCGCAGCACCACATGAGGTTGAGGATTCATAAACTCCACCAGCACATGATCAGGCCCATCTGGTGTGGCTGCAAATTGTACAGATCCAAATGGGCTCTGAGTCATGAGAAAGATCATCACTACTTCAATCAGGGTCATGTTACTTGTTCCATCTATCCCAATACATATGGGAAATCATCGCAAACATAGCCCAATACAGAGCGTAATAGACCCAATGCATGTGTTCCACTGATCATCACCTCCTCTACTCTTCAAGTTTTTCTAACTCCACACTAGCCTTATATTCTTTCACTATCTCTATATTGGTTTTATCTATTATCAACACTCCTTTTATGCGGTTTGTGTATCCTGCTTCTCCTGATGCTTCAACATCGCTTCAATGACCACATCTCGGGCTGCTCTGGCACACTCCGATGGATCTAACTGATCTCCATACTGCTCGGCTAAATGTTCGGCACAGGCAGCAGCAGTCACTTCGATCTGGTAATACAACTCCGCAGCATTCTTACATTGTCCAGGTCGAATCTCACCTTTCGCTTTCAATGCAGGATTGTGAGTTGAAGAAATGTAAATCGCTATCATTGTTTCTCCGAAACCATTATCAGCCACAATACAACTCACTTCGTTTGTCTGGATGTTTGGATCTTGAATGATGTGGGAGGGACGTTTGGCTTGGTAGCCAGTGTTCTTATCAATCAGTCCAGGTTTCGGATCAGCACCATTGGGTTTAATTAACATAGTTAGGTTCCTTTATCTTATTTTTCCATTGTAAACTCATAGCTTCCGCAATCCCAGAGAAAGTTTTGCTTCTGAGTTTACTTCTATTCTTACCTGGAGGCATATGATGTATCTTATGCTCTCTCCCCTCTACAACCCTGGTTGGTTTTAATAGTGGTAAATTAGACAACCAAATACATGTTGCTTTTGTTTCACCATGCCCAAACTGATAAGGTTGTATAATCTGATCGGGCTTTCTATATTGTGTTGACATAATCCCTATGGGATTTTCAATAGCATAGGGACATTGAAGGTTTGTAAATTGTAAGAAAAAATCAATGGCTTTAGCCTGTCTCCCATCTTTTATTTTTTCTTTGAACCATCTAGCCCCAGATACAGATAAATGTGTGCATGGTGGAAAAGCTATAACCAGATCCCATTTGTCTTTTAATACTTCCATTACATTCTGTTGGATATGCCACTCAGGATAACCACCAGAACACTCTTGAATATCACAGGAGAATGCCTCTACCCCTAGTTTTCTAAATGCTATTGTTACAATTTGAGATTCTTCACACGCAATCAAGACTTTTCCCATTATTGATTATCCTTTGTGCAAAGTTTGCACGTTACTCTACGCTTGTATCCTAGGAAAATAACCCCGCAAGTATGACATTTATTCTGGTAAATTTCAGAATCATACTGGAAGTCATGATCAGTGAACTCTTGGGAATCGAAGTGGAATTTAGGGTGAAGTACCATGTAAGTATATTTCATTAAGGGTTCTTAATCGCGCATAGTGCAAATATTTTCAGAGGGAAAGGCAGATTGCTGCTCGTTATGGGGGGATAGGGTCCATTACCCTCCCTGTTCGACATATGACCACGTTGATGTCCATTACTACTCGTTGGTGAAGCAGATTTCAAGTTGGCCCCGATCTTGCTAATGCAATCCAGATGCCAGGTTGATTTGGCCCCGATCTTGCTAATGCACAAACGATGCCAAGTCACATCGACCTTTTTTCTGGTCCAGATCTTGCTAATGCAATTTCCATGCCAGAAAAAAAAATTTTTTAATTTTCGTCCTCGCCCTCTCCATCCGGTACCGGACTTGCTAATGCAACAACTGTGCCAGCTTCCGGCTGATTGTACTTAGCTCTCCATGGCTCCTTATCTGTTGGGCTTGCGTTGATCACAATCACTCCGCCAGCTTGACCGATGTTAAGGGCTTGCTTCTCTCGATAGCCTGAGTCAACGCGCTTGGCCTCCATCTCAAGCAACCGATCACTGTACCTTCTCTCAAAGGCAACTACCCTGTCTTTCTCCCTACCGCCGATGATCGGTACATCATAGCCTTCTATCGCTCGACGGTACACCTCCGCCGCTACCTTATCCCTGTATTCCATCTGAGCCAAGCCTATCATCTCGGCGAAGGCTGGATTGCTTTTCTCTGTAGCCTTGACGGTCAAGGGACTTATACCGGAGGCCCTGGCGGCGTGTGTCACTCTACCGAGAATTGAGAGATGCTCACAGAAAAGCATTTGAACCTTGAGAGTAAATTTGTATGGGTTCCGATTAAGAAACTTTTTCTTGACTTGAGAGGTGAGGACCAGCTTCGATTTCTGATAAAAGGCAAGTTCCTTTTTGCCTTCCTTGGTTTGTCGGATGACTTGCTTTACTTGCTCCTCATCCGTTTCGGACTTCCATTTCTGGAAGGACTCTCTAGAAGGGATGGTTGACTCAGGCTTAACTTGGAGACTATCCAGGCTCATAATAGATATTTTTCCCTAAGAACTAGATAATGTGTGAAAGAGGAAAAAACATTTTGCATTAATTCCAGAGCCCATACTAGAAAGAATCCCTCAAGATGTCAATATAAAGCCCTCTTAAGCTCTTTCCCCTGGAGAGATAAGCCCTAGCATCTCCTCAGCCTGAAAAGAGCCCTATACCCCAAAGGGAGAGGGAAAAGCCTATACCCTTGCCAATGATATAGTTCCCTCTCTTCATCCTTCCATCTATATCAGTATCTATATCATAAATTTCCTTTTAGAATTAATTACTTACTCTCTAAAGATATAGTTATATAGATTGATATAGATTATTTGAGAAAGTGCCAGCCTTCCATTTTCTAAGTATTAATACCATACGTACTTTCTTCGTGGCTAGGGATTTAAAAAGACCCCTATCATCCGTACATCTATATCTTTCCTTTAAAATCAACAACTTACGAAAAAAAATCTATATCATATCTATATCAGATGATAGGGATGAAATAAGAAAAGCCCTATACCGGATGATATAGAACCCTTCCAGCCTTTCCTATGTTGGGTCTGTTTTAGGTTGGTATGGTTTCCAACTCTTTCTCTATTGGTTTACCTATAAAACACTTATTACTGCTAGCTTCGCCAACGGATCGGTGGAGCGAAGGTGGCTTCGCCAACGGATCGGTGGAGCGAAGGTGGCTTCGCCAACGGATCGGTGGAGCGAAGGTGGCTTCGCCAACGGATCGGTGGAGCGA